AAATTACCCCACGAACGTGAATTGGACAACCTTTCTCATAAAGAGTAGCTGAAGATTTCCACTTATTAATTTCAGAAACACTACGAGGGAAGGCAATCTCTTCTGGGGGAAGTTGTTTGAACTCAGTTCTACACTTTTCAATGTAGTCTTGCATCTCTTCTTCGGTTGAACTCATCATGAGTTTAAGTCCATCCTTAATCATCTTCCTCACAGGAGCTGGCGTTGAGGTTTTAATTGCCTCAATACCCATGATCTTAAGTTTGGGTTCGTTATATCGAACACCCTCACTATCCCATACGTTGAGAATGTATCTCTTCTTCGCGGTCCAAATACCACGTTCTGCGATGTTCTCACGTTTCATCTGCATCTTCTGGTCATAGGCGTTTACATAGTCCGCCAGTTCTTGGTAAGAACCTTCAATATACTTTTCAAGTTCCACCTCACAGACCTTATTAAGGAAATTGACAATGCTTTCAGTAGACGCCTCTCTCCCTTTGTATACAGTTTCAACCACAGGACCCATATTAAGATAGATAGAGTCAGTGTCAGAAGCAATAACATAATCAACATCTTCAGTCTTTAGTAACTTATTCAGATATCCATTCATCTTGTTCTCGATCCAACGGATAGAGACCTGACCAGAGAGTGTAATCGCCTCTGCATTTGCAAGTTTGTAATATCGAAAATACTGATTACCGATGGCACCATAAGCGCTATTAAGAGCAATCTTCTTAGCCATTTGGACGTTGTTGCATCGGGCAATCTCTTTAATGAGTTCAGGATTCTTAGTCTTTTCATATTCCTGTTTTGCCTTGAGCATTCGTTTCTTGAAGATGACACGTTCGTTGTACATCTTCTCCATCAGTTCTGGCAAGAATCCCTTCACATCCTTTCGGAACATCGCACCGTTTGCACACACAGCGTAATCACTGTACATCTCAAAAGTGAGTTCCTGATTCAGAAGTTTATCTACGGTTGCAGAAGGATGTCGATTTTCAACCAACGTCTCTGGCGAGATGTTGTATTGCATAATGAGGTGAGGGTATAGAGAGTTGAGGTCAAAAGAGACCACCCAGTCATACTTTCCTGGTTTAGGTTCTTTAACGTATGCACCAGCATACTTCTCATCCTTTTGGTTCCTCTCCTTTTGAGGAATGACGATGTGCCTTTTCTTCAAATAGTTATAGATGATTGCATCCCAGGTACGAACCTGATAGGCAATATCACTGAAGTTTACTTTGGCGTCATACGCACGAGTGAAACAGAGATCAATCAGTTTAAGTTTATCCTCAAGACGATCAACAAGTTCTACGTCAACAATGTTATAGTCAACAAACTTTTTCCAGTCTTTAGTATAAAACTCTCGGAAAGTATCAAACTCCGAGTGATCCAACTTACGAGCACCAAGTTCTACATTGGCAATATGATCCAGTCGATAGCTCTCTTGGTTAGGGGTTGCAGGAGACTTCTTATAGAGATCCAGATAGTCGATTACAGAGATGCCTGCAAGATCGTATGAGATTTGTTTTCTACCCATAATCTGAATCTCATTACGACGAGCAATGTTCCATGGAGACATTCTCTTCGCAAACTTCTCGCCCATGATACGTTCCATACGACCCATAAGGTATGGGATATCGTATAGTTCACAGTTCCACCCCGTGACAACTTCAGGCGTGTTAGTCTCCCACCACTGGATGAACTTCTCAATCAGTTCAATTTCGGTGTAACAGTAAACATACTTATAGTTCTGCCTATCCGTTTTATACTCACGAGTTCCCCAAGTAATAATTTCCTTGGTTGTATAATCCTGAATCGTAATCAGAAGCAACTCTTCTGCACAATTAAAGACATCGGGGAAACCACCTTCTGCAGCAACCTCAATGTCAATTGTAACTAGTTTGATCTTGTTGATGTCAAACTTGATTTCATCTTCTGGATACTGTTCAGAGATATACTGATGAACGAACCTCTCGTTGCCGTAGATACGAAATCCCTGAACAGAATTGTACTTGTCAATAAACTCTTTACAGTCCCTGATAGTTCCAGGTTTCACTGGTTCTACTGAGTCACCTTCCAAAGTCCTCCACTTAGACTTTTTCTTTGTGGGGACGTAAAGAGTAGGCTGGAATTTCTGTCTATCACTGAAGTGTTTTCCGTCTTCATATCCACGAACAAGAATGTCATTACCGATTTGGAAAACGTTAGTGTAGAACCTCATTTTGTTGTTGCTAGTTTCAAGTAAGCGTCAATAAGTGCCTTATGCGGCTCGACCAGGGTTAGGATACTGTCCGATGACATCATTATAACATCTTCATCGGTATAATCACACAACCAGGGGACCAGTCTTTCATGTGGTGGCTTGTCCGTTTCATGTTTCCCCAGAATCTTATATGGGGAAGTCAACTTACAATCTGGACGACCAATATCAGCCAGGACTTCATCAATCTGACTGATCAACACTTCATCATTCTTCAAAAGAATGATTTGTACATTAATTTCCGAGTCCATTCATTTTTTCCTCATAAGATTGTTTGACTGTTTCCAGTGGTTCTACAGCTGCCACGATCCAAGATGGATCGATTGGAATACGATTCTCAGAAGACATAGGCATCCACTGGTAGAATCGGCAACTATATCTAGGTTGATTAGAACTTACACCCTCAGCCAAAAGTTCTGGATTTTCTTCCAACTTCACTACAAAAGGATTAGTCAGAACTGCAAACAATACCTTATCATTTTCATCAACAAGTTCCTGAACGTCAGCGATTACCTCTTCGTTCGACTTGAGTAACAGTAACTTTACAGTCATGGGAATTTCACATTACGCTCCAGTATATCACATAAAAATAGGGAGCGTCAAGCTCCCCAATGCTTTACCAATATCCGTCTGATAGTATTCGCCTACAGATCCGTTTGCATGTAGGCTGATCATCCGTGCATTCAATCAGACACTCATAATAATCGTTGATTAATTCTAGCTCTGTTTCTAGTTCGTCAACTGTATCTTCAAAGTGTCTCCACTCATCTAGCTGATTATATGAGAGTAGATTATGCATGACATTACCTCCAAGTAATAACTGTTTCATAACGAAAGAGGTTTCTTACATTGTTATCTCCGAGTCATGGTATTAATATACATGATCCCAAAGAGATTGTAAATCCGTATTTCTACTCATAAAAAAGAGGGGTGTCAACTGGATTTTGCCAGTTACCCCTCGCGGCATAGCGCCGACGATATTCAGTTTTATTTATAAAAAAGGGAGGGTGGTCCCCTCCCATTCTGACAATTTCTATAGGTAATCCCTCCGATGATGATGGTCTGGCACCACCTTACCTAGTTCAATTGTCAATAGCCCATCCTCAAAAGTAACTGATCTAATCTCCGTGTCGTCGGAGAGTGTCCAACTGCGAGTGAAAGTTCTTTGAGCAATGCCTCGATGGGCATATCTAGTTTCGGATTCTTTGTCGGGTCGTTGTCCCTCAACAAAGAGTTTTCCAAATTCTGTGTAGACATTTACCTCCTCCTTTTTAAATCCAGCTAGGGCAATTTCGAGACGAGACTCTACGTTGTTAACCTGAATTAGATTGTATGGGGGGTAATTATTTGTGGTTTCATGCAAGGTAAATAGGCGATCGAAATAATCGTCCATACCAATTGCGTTACGGGTGATCTTGTCCATTAGAGTACCAAGATCTGCCGCAGTATATCGTGCGAGATTTGCCATCTGTATTTCTCCTTATTAAAGCGAGAGTAAATTGTGAGGACCCTTTCGGCATCCACAACTAATTATAACACTTTCGCTTTAATTGCAGAGTGATGGTTACCCTACAAACTTATTCGGTTAACTGAATGGCGGGCCCCAGATCCAGAAAACCAAAACCTTTCTTGTTCCAGAAAGTACGGGTGTTACCCTATGATAAGAGAAGGCCGGAAACATGCACATCATGCCTTTCTTCTTTGGTATTTGGATAAGTGGGTCAGAAAAAAGTTCTAATTGACCACCTTCATATTCGGAAGGATCACTGAGTTGAAGTACGACTGTCAATTTTCGAGAAGGCGATAAACCTTCATTGTAGTCGTGGTGCCAATCATACTTACCACCTTCATGACCATGATAGACCACATATTGAATACTACCTATCATAGAAAGATCAAATCTATAATAGTTAGAATTTAATTTGTGGGTTACGTCTGCCACAGTTTCAAACAACCAGGCAGTCTCATCTCCATTATTAATTGGAGAAACATAAGACTTTCGGTAGTCTTCAGAATATTCTACAGTTTCGGCATTATGAAGTTCTAGTTTCTCAGCATACTTAAGAATCCAATCCAACTGATCATCGGAAAAAACACCATCAGCATAAACAAAGGGTGATGTAGATCCCTGCGGTGGAGAGCAGGGAGGCATAATATACATCAGACTTCCGTTTTCTTTTTCTTACCGATGTTATACTTGGTCTCCAAAGTCCAATCGCCTTTGTCCTTATAAGACAAAACCTTAATTTGGTTCAGAGGAGCAACATCCGAAGTTCTTTCAGGAGAAACAATGGCAATCAATCCCCAATCAGATAACAAATTGATAATTCTGTTTCTACGTTGAACATCATTCAAAGTCAAGTTTGCGTGCTTCCCATCTAACGCAAACAATTCTTTAAAGTGTACGATAAAGTATCTGCCTTGTTTATGCAGAATATGACATGACTGATAAATCTTTTTCTCTTTTCGAGAGGCCACACCGATACGAGTGAGAGTTTCTCGTACTTTCAGGAAGTCATCTGGTTCGTTCAGAGTAACTTCTACCATTTGGTCAGGCGACCAAGTAACCTCAGGTTCTGCAAATGCAGTCATTTTTTCACACCTCCAACGTCAAGTCGATCTCTAATAAATTTAAGTTGATCTTTATTTAGAATCTTCAAAGCCTGCATTGCTTTTTCATTACTATAACCATAGTATTGTTTTACAGCATCAAGGTCTTGAACTTTTTCCTTTCGTAGCCAAGGAGAGAATCTCTTCTTCTTCCTAATACTATTTAGATAAAAATCATATTGTAGTTTGTTGTCCAGGTGTGGGTTCTGGTTAATCTCGTTCGAAAACATAACAGTATCAACAAATCCAGAGAGGCACTTATTGATAATGAATGCTGGATACTTCTTTTCCCAAACAGGATCCTGTTCGTCCATCAAATTGTTTTTTTGAAAGTTGATGGAGTTGAGATAATCTTTCAGTTCGTAACTCATCGTATAATGTCGATACTCTCAGGGTTTCTGTTCCAAGTCTCCAGTTCCGTGCGAAGTCGGCCCTCAGACTTTAGGTTGTCATATCTATTACTGGCCTTTTTCTTCCACCAGTTAATCAAGTTCTCCATATGGAACTTCTCATAGTTCTGACCAGGGCGGAGAACTTCCTGTTCACCAAGAATGACTTCTCGTGCATTCTCAAATCCATAGTCAGACATGTAAAATCGTTTCTTCTCAGTCAGATTTTTTGCATTTACAATCGCAGTCTGGAACTCCGCAACCTTTTGAGAAGGTAAGCTTTTCTTGATTACTGCGATCATCTTTTGCTGTGTCTTCAACTTGCGACTCGATGCGTCTTCCTTGACTAGAGTCTTGTCGTTGTTCCTTGCTATAAACCATTTGTTTAGATCATGGAAAATATCGTCGTGCAGAAGGGGCGTAAAATCACTATCAGTGAGTCCCTTGTACCTCATGTAGGGTTTGAGTCCATCATACTGAGAGGAGGACTTTGTAGACCCGTACAGAGAGGTAGTCTCGAAGAGACAGATGTCTGCATCATACTTACTATTTAACTTCTCTCTCGCCTCATGAGAACAACACATTAGGGCAAGTAACTTACCTCCCAGATAATTGAACCCAAAAGGTTGAGTAGGCACAATAATGAATCCCATAATCGCATGACGATTGAACCTAGTCAGTTCAGGAACACTACCAAGCCACTCATTGCGAGGTTTGGAATTGATTGTTGGAGATCCGAATCTACAGAATCCAACGATCTTCTTTGTATTAGTCTCCTGTACAATCCACTTCAGTGACTTACCAGGAACTGAAGATTCGATTGCGTGAGAAGTTGTAATCTGAAGTCTCTCATTGAAAAACTCATTACTAAAACTCCCAGACTCACCCGCGGCATAAACCTTGAAATTCATGTCTTGTGGATGAATATCAAAGTCAGAGAACATATCATCCTCAGGACCAAACCCAGGCAGACTAGGAGTCTGTTGAGAGATTCTGTCTAGTTTTACATTACGAAGATATTCATCGATACGTCCCTTGTCAGAGAAGTAATCAATAAATTTTTGCGCTGCATATATTGCATCAGTTTCACATAAGTCCATAATCACAAAAGAGGTATACAGCCAAAATTGTGTGTAGGATCTTGATCAGGAGAACAGTTCTCCTCGGTTAGAATATCAAAGGCAACAGTGATACGAACACCATCATAATCTGAATTATTCACAACCCTGTGACTATTATGTCCAGGACCAAAATAGATATTTCCTACTTTGTTTTCGACTTTGAATCCATGTTCAAACTCGGTGCAAGTATCTTTGGGATCGATACTAACGTAACCATGCCATTTGGCATCATGGTTGTGCCAATCAAGCACATGATCTCGGGTTTGATAGTTTACCCAAGATTGAATCCATAACATTTGATCATCACCCAAGAGTTCTCTGATCAACGTTCGGAGTGTCCCATATAATTTATACATGTGGACAGAAGGGGAAGTGGCACCAAAAATATTGTATTCGTGGTAATTCCCCGTAGTATTAATTATACCAAACTGAGTCAAGGCATCATGAGAATGCGTAAGATGTTTGATAAATTCAGATTGATGTTCTTTGATGTAATCCCAGTTTACTAGGATATATTTTTCATCGGAGATCATACAATCAGTTTTTTCTTCTCGGGAGTCACTAGTTTAGACCCATAGATTTCATTATACCTCTTTTCTACTGCCTCGGCTACAGGAACCGTATATACAATGAACCTACGATTCACCGTAATATCTGGCTGATCGGGATCAATTACAGTCGCCCACTGAGCAAATCCATAACTAGACCCACTAGGAATAACTACAAGACCATTACGCAGAGTAACAGTGTCTTCGGTTTCTGATACTAGTTCAGCAACAACTTCTTCACCAGTAGTGATTCTGAAAAGTTTCACATCAATCATTTACTTCCACCTCTCCAACTAATTCAAGATCTTCAATTTGATCTGCAGAAACTTCATGGGGACCAACACGATACCAGTGTTTATCATCCCAATCTCCCAGATACTCCAAGTCATCACAAATATTCTCACGCAACCAAGCCTGAAGGCGATGGTGCATCAGTTCGTCTCTACTAATCATTTGAATTCACACTCTACCATAAGTTCAGTCAATGCCGCAAGGAGATTGATTTCCTGGTCGGCTACAAACGCGGCTTGATACTGATATTTAGCCACAATAAGAACAGCAGCAGCAACAGAGGGCCCGTCCAAGGAATCAACCATAGCATCGTAAATACGCCGCAGAAGTACAGTAGAATCATTGTCCAAATTATTAACGACCCACTTTCGGACTTCAGGAAACTTTTTATCCTTGATATTCTTGATGACATCGTTGATATTTACCTCAGAAAAACTCGCAAGGATTCCAGTATCAATTACTCCACCAACGGAAT